GTCAAGGTGCTCTGCCTCTTCGCCACAATAAATGCAGGGCTGATTCATAATCCGACGCACGTCTTTGGCCGTAACGGTGAATACGCCGTTCTGCAATTTCCTAGCCCTGCGCAAAAGGTGCTTGATGGTCGCTTGTTCTGGGTGGCGTTCTGCATACCGTTTCTGACTTGCCTTCACACGGTCTTTGTTTTTTGCTGCCCAAATTGCATTTTGAGCAAGTTTTTTCTCTTTGTTTTCCTGGTACGAGCGACGATTAGCGGCATTGCCACGTTCCCGGTAATACTCCCGTTTGGTCTGATAATTACGGGCGTTGCGGGTGGATGAACACAATTTGCAATACGGGTGCAAACCGTCTTTTGAGGCTGTCTGATTATAAAACTCAGAGACGTTTTTCGTTTCTTTGCAGGATGTACAAGTTTTCATGTGCCTACGTCACAAGTGATAATTGCCGTGAACTTCGAATCGTTCATCGGGTCGGTTGAAACAGTTGAGTTTATCCACTGGCTAGTACCGGTACTGTAGACAAGAGCTTGCCCGTTGGCGGGTGTGCCAGTAATCGTCACGTCAGTCAAACCGTCAAGCGTCTGTGAACCTTGCGGACCTTGAGCACCCTGCGGACCTTGCGCTCCTTGTGCACCTTGGAAACCTTGTGGACCTACATCGCCTTGTGGACCTTGTGAACCTTGTGGACCCTGCGAACCTTGAGCACCCTGAGCACCCTGCGTACCGACAGGACCCCACCAACTAGGCGAGATGTCAGGCTGGTTGTTAAGGTTTGAATAGTTGAGCGACACATACGAGCCGCCGTTGTAGTAGACGACATCGTTGTACGCAAACGTGGTACCTGACGACCAGGTTCCTGCCCATGTCCACTGTGCACCCTGCGGGCCCTGCGCACCTTGTGCACCTTGCGGTCCCTGGGCACCCTGAAAACCTTGAGCACCTTGAGCACCCGGGAAACCTTGAGGGCCAACGTCACCCTGAGGGCCTTGGCTACCCTGAGGACCCTGTGAACCAGTCGCTCCCTGCGCACCTTGTGCACCGGTTGCTCCTTGAGGCCCCGTGTTGCCTTGGAAACCTTGAGGACCCTGAGGACCCTGCGCTCCTTGCGGACCTTGTGAACCTTGCGCACCAGTGGCACCTTGAGAGCCCTGAGGGCCAGTAGAACCCTGCGGGCCCGTCGCGCCCTGAGCTCCTGTAGCACCAATCGGGCCCATCGTGCCGGTGACGACGGCGAGGATCTGGGTCTGCTGGACAGTGGTGACGAGCTGGGGCGCGTTCCCGACAGTCGTCTGAATGTCAGGGTCCGTCGGAATGATGACGGTAATGGCTTCGGTCGCCATTACGGCCTCGTGACTTCAGCAATCAGTGGCTGTGTAATCCCAGAGATGAGGGTGGTCTTCTTGCTCGACGTGTCCGTCTGCTGCAAGTCGTAGTAGTAGCTGGTGTTCGCGGTCAGCGCGGCTGCGTCGGCAGCCGTGAGGACGCAGGTGACTTGTGCGTTGGTTGCGTCGGTGACCGAGCAGGTGAGGGTCGCCGAGGCTGACGCCGCCCCCGGGGTAGTGCGCAGTTGCATGGCGTAGGCGTAGCCCGTGATGTTCCCGATGGGGGTGACGCCGTCGGTGGTAAGGCTAAAGACGAGGGTCGTCGTGTCGCCCTGTACGAGGCTCAGTTCTGGGTCAAGTTTGCCAGGCGTGGGCATGACCGCAGATTAGCCGATGAGCGCGAAAGAAACGATAGGTGTGCCGGTCGCGATGACTTTGATAACGCACCCGTTACCGCTCCACGGCAGATCGAAGATGCTGTACGAGTTGATCGCGACGTAACAGTCGTCGCCCTTGTCGGTCGGCGTAGCGGGCGTACCGCCAGGCTGTGCGACGGTGAAAAACACCGGCACCGACGTTGAGTCGGTCTGGACTCGCAGGGTTGACCCGCTGCCGTTCAAGGTAATGGTGTCAACCTGGCCGCTGACCAGTGTGATGGTTTTGACTTGGCTGGCGGAGTAGGTGGCCATTACTTGCCTTTCGAGTAGAACGAGGTGTGGCGACGGTTGCCGCCGTTGAGGTGGCCGACATCCTTGATGATGGCCCAGTGAAGCTTGTCGGCGATCTCTAGCCGCTTGTCTTCTTTTTCCGAGACGCGGGCCGAGTGGGCGGCACGGTTCTTCTTCTGGATCTCCTCGAGCAACTTGCGACCTTTCTGCCAGTCGCCTTCAATGAGCTTTAGAATGAGACTGTGGTCGCAACGGTCAGAGGTGGCTGCAATGTACGGCTGTTTCATGCCGTCTTCCATCCAGACCTCGAACTTGTTGGTCCATTGGTTGAACATGAGCGAGGCCGACGGGTCGCCCCGCCATCCCGATTCATCGCCTTCGCGGATGCGGGTCGCGATGTCGTAGACGTCGCTAGTAATCTCCGCGAACTGCGTGTACTCGGGTGCCCCGATCATGTTCCTCCTTGAGTGAGGGACTGGGCCTGGCACGCTCCCTAAGGCTGCCAGGCCCAGGCTCTTAGGCTCCGAACGCGAAGACCTGGACGCTGACGGCAGAGACGTCAGTGGTCGAGGGGACTTCGGCGAGCGGGGCTCCGTCTACGGTTGTGTCAACCCAGAACAACTTGATCTTCGGTGCGGTAGTCGAACCGTCCCAACCGGGAACGTACCCGTCGTCGGTGACCGCCCACAAGAAGTCAAGGCGTGTGAGCCCCAGAGAACCGAGCGAGATTGCCTCGCCACCCGTGGCGTACGACGCGTCAAAAGTGACTGTCGCGACCACGAACTTGCGGTTCCCCGGGACCTCCGGGCCAGTGTTGATGCTGACCGACGCCGCCATGTTAGATCGACACCTCGGTCAGATCCTTGATGACGAAGTGGGTGTTGCGCTGCTTGCAGGCGAGCTCCATGTAGCTGTAGAGCGTGGCCTCGTAGGCGTCGAGGTCGGGCTTGCGGTTCATCACCGCTCCGTCCATGTCCATGAACTGCCAACCGTCGCCGACCTGGTGGAGGACGAGGGAGTCAGAGTGGATGCCGTACAGGCTGTTGCTCGGGCAGTCGAAGTCGCAGTAGAGCACCGTCGGACCCTCGTCGCCCTTGCCGGAAACCGACGGAGCGAAGTACTGGATACCGGCGTAGCCGCCCTTGAGGTCGGTCTGCTCCATGTTGCGCTTCAGCGACAGGAACAGGTTCGCCACGCTCATGTGAACACCTTCAGCCGACACAAGCAGGTTGACCTTCTTGCCCGAGTTGGTAAGGCCCTTCATGATCGAGCCAGTGATGAGCGTCTCCGAAACGGCGCGGTTCGTGCCGCTGTTGGAGTTGACGTATGCCTTCCAGTTGGGCTGGGTCGACGGGTTGATCGTGTGCAGCACCGCTGAGTCAGACACGATGGTCTGCACGCCGGTGAGTTCAATCTGGCCGTCGCCAGGTGCGCCGCTGTTGTTCGATGCACCACCGGCACCCGTGCGAAACACGAAGTGGCTCGAGGTGGTCGAAATGGTTGCGCCCGAGATGACCATCGTCTTGGCCGAGTTGTCAACCGAGGTGACGGTACGGGCCGATGCGACGGTCGTGGGTGCTGCAACGGTGCCGATGTCGACAACCATGCCGCCGTCGTTGTACAGCTGGCGGAGGGCTGCCGAGCCGGTCGTCGAGGCGAGCACGACGGTCGTTGAGGTCGTCGTGGTGCCGCACTGTGCGATAACGCCGTTTGACTGGCCCCAAAGCTGACGGTTGACGTCCTTCATTGCGTCGTTGCGGATTCCCTGCATTTCGGCGTCGAGTGCGTCGATGAACGCGCCGCGGTCGGTGACCGCCTGGCGGATCGTCGGGCCGCTCAGCTGAATACGTCCGTAAACGTAACGAACCGGGACCGGGACAGTGGCGTAAGCCTGGTTTGCTGCCGTCGGGAGCGTGCCGCCTTCCGAGCGAGCACCAACGCCGGACGAACGTCCGAGGTGGATCGCGTGGCGGGCGATACGGCCGACAACGGTGTCTTTGCGAGTTTCAACCTGCGAGGTGAGAAACAAGGCGTTGTTGAGCTGGTCGATGTAATCCTTGTAGTCGTCCTTCAGGATTGCATCAACGGTGGAAAGTGATGCGGGCATTGATTGTCCTTTGTTGAGAGTGATTGAAAGGGAATTGTGTTTCCGCGATCATTCTTCGGCTTTTGGCGTCCCGCCGCTGGCCGCTCTCGGTTCCCCGAGGGTAGAACTAGCAGATTATTTGACGCGGCCATCCGACCACGTTTGATGTCATTGTAGTTCTCGTCGTCAGGTTGTCAACGACTGTCAGAGGCCCTGCTGTTCGAGTCGTGCCATCGCACGGTCGCGTGGCGACGACCCGCTCATCGGCACACCGTTCATTCCGTTGGGCGCAGCCGTTGGCATTGCGCTACCAGCAGAACGACGACGCTCAACGATGGATTGCGCCTGCTGGAGAATTTGGTTTTCCATCTCGTTGTATGCGGCGCGCAGGTCGAGGTCGTCACGGTTGAGTGCTTGGGTGATGACGGCATGGGCGAGCGGCGTGTCCGGCTGAAGACCGAGGTCGCGGATCGTTTGGTCAATCTCGACTTCGAAGCCTGCTATTTGCTGCTGCTCCTGGAATAGGGCAATCTGCTGTTGGACGAGTTGCTGTACGGCCTCGGGCGTGAGGCCTGCTGCCTGGCCTTGGGCGACAGCGTTGTTGACGACTGCCTGCTGGCCTGCGATGTACTGCTGGAAGTTGTCACCAGCGAGGGTTTTGGCGTTGTCGACCATCCACTGGATAGCGGCATCTTGGTCGCCCGCGGCCCAGGCCTGAGCAAACTGCTGCACGGCGTTAGCATCGTCGGGGTGCATACGGTCGAAGACCTGCTTGATCGGCTTGTACCGTTCGCGTTCGCGAATGCGGTCCTGCACTTCTGCGCGGTACCGCTCTTCCCAGTTGACGTCGCCTGCTGCTTCGACCGGGGCCTCCGCCGCGATCTCGCTTGAGAAGTCGAGACTTTCAATCGCCCCAATGTCTCCTGTTTCGCTCATACCATTCCTCCAGTAGTGGCTTGTGGTTCCGTCGGGGCTGGTGCCTCGGTGGGTTGGGTGATATTGCTTGAGAAGCCTGGCTGGCCTCCGACGAGGGCTTCCGCGGCCTGGCCTGACAAGCCACCGGCTGCGGTCATCGCGGCAAGTGCGTCGGGCGGGCCCTGCGCCTGCATCATCATGGCCTGTGCGTTCAGTGCTGCTTGGGTATCGCCCATCAACATTCTTTGGTGGGCCATGACGTGTAGATCAATAATTTCTTTGACGGCAGGATCAGCAAGTTCGTATGCCGGGGACTTGCGCTCGCGGTTGTGGATGTTGATGTGGACGTCGTGGAGGTCGAAGTCTTCTGGGACCACTGGGACGCCTTGCATAAGAAGGCCATTTTCCCACTGAGCTTTAGAAGCATCAGGGTCGACCTGAGCGAGGTACCCCTTGGGGTCGGGGAGGTCCAGCATTTTTGCCAGAGCAAGCGGGTCAATGTTCTGGAAAGCCTGCGGGAAGCGGTCCGCCAGAGAGGTAATGACCGACTGAGTAGCAAGCTTGCTACGAGGACTCGTAGCGTCCAGCGGTACAACAACTTTTGGCTTTTCATCAATGTCTTGTGCTCCCCATGAGATGTCGAGCGGCTGCCCGTATTCGTTGATAATGGTAGCCTTGCGTTGCATACCGCTGGCCTCCGCATTCATGCGATACAGCATAAGGGTCATTTGGGCAATGATGCCCCATCCCTTTGCCTGGTCGCGGGCCATCGGCCCGAGCGGCGTGTCGTCCTTTTCAGCAAGCAGCGACAAGGCAAGGCCCGAGTTGCGGTCGCCGGGGGCTTGGCCGCGGCTAACGGAGTGGGTATGGAAGATGTCGTCCAGTTCCATTTCAAGCGCAGCAGCCTCGTTGCTAATCCAGCGCGGCACGTCTGGCGCGGTCTGCCAGTGGGGCTCGCCCAGTTCAGCGTTGTATTCGAGGGTGTCGCCTGGGTCGGATGTGATGATGTCGGCGTCGTCGATGGAACCCGCTGGAATCATCAGGCGCGCGTTGGCGGCCTTGCGCATATGCTCCATGATTGTCGAACGCGCACGGTTGTAGGCGTACTGCACGTCACGGGCCGGTGTGCACAAAGTGTGGCCGACCCAAGTGTTCGGGATCTTCTTCTGGCGAAATAGGGCCACGTTGAGATGCGGGAACGGGAACGGCCAGCCATCTTCCTGCAAGACGACCTTGTTGTTCACGACGTGAACGATGCAGCCGGGGGTTGATGGCGTCGGACGCTCGTAGTAGACGTAGACCATCGTGGTCTGTGGTGCTTGGTTGCCAGGGCGGCGCATGAGAATTGAGCGGGCGCGTGAAGTCAGCACGGCCTCAGCGTCAGGGCTCGGTGTCCAGTCCAAGTTGTAACGCTCTTTGACCTGTGCGGGCGGCAAGCTGGTGGCGCGAATCCACCAGCGAGCGTCCGCGGGGTCTTGTGTGCCTGGTTCCATCGTAAATTCGTTGATGCCAAGCGGAGTCAGACGCACGCCACCATCAGGGATGGCAACGCCGGTCTGCATATCGACGTAGTAGTCGTCGCCCATTTCGGGGTCCCAATCAACGCAAACAGCAGCGGCCCCGCCAAAAAAAGTCTGCAAAAGGGCGGTTTCGCGCGCGAGCTCCCAGTCGCGTTCGTGCTGTTCTGCGATGAGCAACTGCTCTTGAAGCCGTTGTTTGCGCATCGAGGAGTCGTCTGTCCCCTGCGGCTGGACCTCGAAGACCAGTTCGGAGCGCATCATGCGCGCAAGAAGGGACGACAGTCGCGGGCCGTACTTGTCGACGGTGATCCGCGAGTCCTTCTCTGCTTCGGTGCGGTAATCAAGTTCCTGCACCATTGTGCGGGTCGAATCCCACCAAATCCATTGCTGGCCCAGGTAGTAGGAGCCGTTCAGCCAGTAGTCGCGACGCTCTTTGACCAAATACGAATCGGCGTCACGCCAGAGGTTTAACACTTTCGCCGGATCAGGCGGGGACCATGTCACGGACCTACTCCTTCAATTGGGTTACGCCAGGCATGGTACGTCTTTTCGGTGTCCGATTCAGCAGGCTTGCCGCGACGGCGTGGTGCGCGCTCGATGGCCGCAATCTCCCCAGCGTGACGAGCGATGGCCGCGTAGGTCAACTTGCGGTTCTCGTAGACGAGAAATGCCGCGAGCGCAGTGTTGGCTGCGGCGACTAGGGCCAGCCAGATCAATTTGTGCCTCGCGGTGGCGGGACAACCTTGAAGTCGGTGACATTGCTGGCCGTGTCAGCCGGGATCACCGGCGTCGTGTTGACGGCCTTGATAATCGCGATGGTGTTCTCGAGCTCGTCGACGCGGTCCTTCAAGACTTTGTTCATGCCGCTCAGGCCTTGGCTCAGTTCTTCAAGCACCTTGTAGGCGTCGATGGGCCGCAGCTCGATGCCCCGGGCGTCGCGAACCATGTCGGCCAAGGTGATTGCGCAATCGGCGCAGATGTACAGACGGCGGTTGGCCGACGGGTTGGGATCGTCTGGCGCGTTTTGCCAGTCGAGGTCGTACCCCGTGTCAATAGCTGGCAGGTTACTGCTGTTGCATAACGTGCAGCACCCCGGCAGATAGTTGTAATGGTGAACGACAAGCATCAGTTACCTCCAGACGTTCCGACGTTTGCCTTGACGATCAAGCTTTTCCATGAATTTCTGCACGCGGCCCTCAGCCCCCGGCTCGTACCTTTTTTTGTCTCGCTTTGAGAGTTCGTATGGTCTACACCCTAACAGGTAGCGCAAGGCATCGACAGCATGGTCTTCGTCGCGGCTGTCGAGGTCTTCAGGGTTCGATTGGTCGTGACGCATCAGCGGGATGGTGCGCACAAGGTTCTGGCACGAATTAAAGATCTGAAGCCGTACCTTGCCATCGACAGGGTGGGCCATCATGTACCGGCGCATATTCTGCCAGCCACCGATACGAGCGTTCTTGGCCTTAGTAACCACGACTCCCTGAGCGTTGTACTGGGCCGCTACCGTAGTGCCAAGGCCTGCGACGTTGGAGAACGTCGACGGGTCGATGACCGTGATTGAGATGTTTTCGCCTTTGCCGTGTTCGTCAACGCTCATCGACTTCACAAGGCGCGCCTGCTCGGCAGTCGTCAGGTTCTTCTGGTAGGCCTCGCGGTAGATGTACATGGTGCCATCCGACGGGTCAAGACCACCCCAAAGACAGCAGAACGGGTTGGCCGTACCGAAGTCAATGGCTCTAAACCTTTGCCACGTTTCTGGTATTGCGAACGGCTCAATAACGTGCATTTGGCGGTTAAATTCGCCAAAATACTGGCCCGAGAAGGTATCCCAGTCGCCGAGCAACTTTTGCCGCCGCTCGACCTCTGGCAGCATCGAAAGGTGTTTTTTGTACGTCGGGTCAATAAATGGGTTGTCGATAACGGTTGACGGGACAAATGCGACAATCAGGTGTTTGTCGGGGTCGTGGTCAATCTCAACCTTTTCAAGCTCGGCCAGATCGTCTGGCAGCGGCACGATGTTAATGATGTCCGGGTTCTCGAAGCCTTCGCTGACGTCGTAGACAACGGCGTTCTTGCCGTAGTGGGTTGGGGTGACCAGCATTGAATACAGGAACTGGTGGCCTTTATCGCCTGGGTTGGTAGCAAACATGACGTGGGTGCGGACACCTACGGAAGCCATTTTGCGGCTGGTGCGGAGGCGGCCTGAGATCATTAGCATCTGATACGGCGAGAACTGCGTTGCCTCATCGAAGGCCACAAAGTCGTATTCAGCTGACATGAACTGGCCGACGTCCTCGTCGCGGGCGCAGTAGCCGTATTCGATGATTGACCCGTTTTCGTACCACCACGCCTTCATGTTGTCCACCGAGCGCAACTGGGCCTTGGCTTTGAGCTGGGCGTAGCGCACCTGGGTACGAATGATGAGCGACCGGCGCAGTTCGGGCAGGCTGGTACGGATCAGCAGGCTGCGGTGGCCGGGGTAGCGCATCGAAAGATTATGGGCGTGGTAGGTGATGAGTTCCGACTTCCCACCACCTGCCGCACCCCCATACAGGAGCCAATCCACCTTGTCGAGCAAGATGTTGGCCCTCGACTGCCGGTCGTTCCCGACGAGCGACCAGGCAGAAAGGTCTTCTTCTAGAAGTTGTAAGTATTCGTCTTGTTCGGCCGCGGTCAGCGACGCAAACTCCTCGTCCGTCAGGAGGAGGGTCTTGTCGACAGTAATGCTCATCCGGCGTCCTCAAACAATTGCATTTCCCTTTTTTCCACAACAACGGCCAACCCGCCAGTACCGGGGAATAAGTCGTCTATCTGGTCACCTTTTTGCCAACCCAACAGGTTTAGAACCCATTCGTAAAATTCTTTCGGTTTCGCCCCTGGAAGGCCTTTTTGCATAGCGATTTTGCACGCCAACCAATCCCTTGTCATAGGTTTGCGATGCCGCATATCTCTGCCGCCGAACAAAATTACCGGCTCCCAAGAATACTGCACCGAGACATTGGTGCGTATTTGATGAAACGTCTTAGTCCATGCGCAAACACGCACCGTTTCAGGCAATAGCGGAAGGGTCCAGACAAGATCCTTTGGATTAAGCGACAAAGCCCAACCATCCGGATATTCAGAAATCAAACGGTCAAAGAGGTCGTAATGGGCCTGTTTGCTATCGTAGTCCGCAGCGTTTGGGTGAAATGCTGAGTAATGAATTTTGCCCTGACCGAAATACGGCGGGTCAGCATAAGCAAATTTCATCCGGCGTCGCCAGCAATGGCGCGAAGGCCGCCCTCCACGCGACGCTTCGCCTCAAGCTTCAACTCCTCAAAGCGGTTCTTCCGCTGGTCGGGGCTTTCAGACTCCTGGCTTGACGAGATGGTCGTCGGCTCACCCATTTCGAGACGGAAGATGTCGTGCCAGACCTTGCCGATCTTGGTTGCTTCTTCAGCGGTCTTAATTTCCCATTCGCCGCCCAACACACGCAGGCCGTGGTCGGCAATAATTGAAAGGGCGATTGCTGGCAATTGGTCGCGGTCAACCTCGGAAGCGACCTTTGTCAGGCCCAATTTGGCGATCTGGTCCTGTCGACGACGGTATTCGTCGGCGTTCTCCAAGCGGGCGATCTTTTGGTCCTCGCGGTTCTTGGCTTGGGTCTTTTGCGATTTTTCGCGGTCTTCTTTGGTGAATTTGTACGAAGCGACCACTTCTGCCACCGGCACCGGCTCGAGAATGGGTTTTTCTTTCTTAGTTGCCATCAGTCCTCCGACTTATGCGTTGTCGCTCATTGTGCCATTCAAGGCATGAAATTTCCATACCTGCATTGCAAGCTCAACGACACCCTGCACAGCCGCGTTTTCCTCCGGCGTAATAACACCGGCCTCAACGCCTTCGCGTGCGAGGTTGCCAACGTACGATGCGCCCATAAACAGAGCCGCGGCGGTGCGTGGCCGAATCGGATCTTCCCAACCGGCCATGATGAGCGCGGCCGCTGCCTGCGCG